CGGTTGGTACCTCGGATTCACAGGTTATCATGAATAAGACAATTGGTAATACCAATACATTCACCTCCAAGGATAGCTTATTCACTTTGCAGGATGACAGCGACACGACAAAACAGGCTCAGTTTCAACTGTCAGGTATTACAACTGGGACAACACGCACATATACCCTACCAAACGCCTCTAGTACTCTGGCGGACATATCGACAGTCCAGACACTTACTAATAAGACGCTGACTTCGCCGACTATCACCGGTGGAACGATCGACAATTCTACTATTACCGTGGACTCTATATCTGGTCACACAAGCGCGACGGTTGTGACAGTGGCTGGGTTGCAGATAAGCAGTGGCGTTTTAAACACAAACAACTCAGTTGTTACCGCGAACATTGCAGATAGTGCCGTTACACCCGCAAAACTTCTTGCGGGGACTGGGTCAACATATGTCTGGCAGTCTTTTACTGTAACCTGGACAAACTTAACGATTGGAAATGGCACTGCCACAGGCCAGTACTCACAGATTGGCAAAACTGTCCGCTTTCGTATGAAGACTGTACTTGGTTCAACCAGTGTCATAGGGACAGATCCATCGTTTACGCTTCCTGTAACCGCCAATTCAAATACTGGATCTCGACCTACCATCCCATATGGGCAATCGCTCTACTTCGATACATCGGCATCGGCATTCTACTTTGGGCCTGCCGGTGTGCCTGTGTCAACATCGGCTACGGCTAACTGCCAGCCCTTCGTCTCTAACGTATCGGCCACATATGCTACGTCCTCGGGCTACACCGCGACCATACCCGTAGCCTTTGGAACGGGAGATGAGATATATGTCACTGGTAGCTATGAGGCTGCGTAATGATTACCTGGACAGATAGCTACCAAAAAACACAGCGGTTAGCTAGGGATGATACCTCGGGCACGTTGACACAGCTAAAACAGGACATGAATACTGGCTATCAGCTATTTAATGCGAAGTTGGCTCGGTACTATACGCGTAAGCAGCAATTTACTAGTCTGGTAGCCAATCAACAGATATATCAGACACCTATCGACTGTGTGCGCATATCGGGCATGACTGTGATGGTAAGCAATACATACCAACCGCCCGTCAAAGAGGTGCGGAGTGAGTACCAGTGGCGAGGTATTACGTCATATCAACAAACGAGTAACTGGCCTGCTTGGTATTTCATGATTGGTAATGATGAGCTCGCGCTGTGGCCTGTGCCTGCCCAGAATGTGACAAATGGGCTGAGATTCTATTACCAGCCAACAGCAGTTGATTTGTCTGTCGATGATATTACCTCGACAGGTACGGGCGCAACAGTGAGCGTGACGAATGGGTCGGCTACAGTTACCGCGTCGAGTAGCGTGTTTAACTCGAGTTTGGCGGGGCTATCCTTCCAGGTGATGGGTGAGATAGACGATACGGCTTATGAGATCGTGGCCGCATCAGGAGCAACCTTAACACTAAAATCGGCATATGTTGCCCCTTCTGGATCCGGCAAGGCATGGCGGATCGGACAATTGAGTATCCTGCCGCCGCAATACGTTGATGCGCCAATGCACTATGCACTCGGCAATTACTTTTCGTCCCAAGGTAATGAACAGCGCAGCCAATTCCACATGGGTGTATTCAATCAGTTGCAGCAGGACTGTGAAGAAGAATACTCGAGCAGTATGTCTAGCAATGTGATTTCTGAGGATGATATGTATTTAAATCCCTGGTTGGTCCCACCAGTCCCAGGACCATTGACTTGATATGGCAAAGAAACCATGGATTATATCAAACTTCTCGGGTGGCTGGGCAACTGACAAGAAGGTTGGTCCACCTAACTCGTTTGCTTATTCGCAATCAATCGATTTTCGCAAATCGCCTTCACAGGTAACCTTATTGTCGAGAACGGCCCGTGAGGACAATAAGGTTGTTAGAGATTTGGTCCAGAATGCGGTGATGATAAGTGATGGCTCAATATTCTCGCTAGGGAGTAGCGGTTATTTTTATAAACGTGCCACTAGCGGGGCTTGGTCGGTAGCAGGTAATCTACCGCCTGGTTATTTTGGCCTTGCCTATCGTCAGGACCAGAATGCCATATATATTGCTCACGCTAGGACGGTAAGTCTGTACGGTCAAACAAATGGCACGGCAATATTACAGCCAAATCTATATAATATATCCCAGTCAACCTACAACAATACAACAAATACCGGATTTAATGTTAATACCAATCAATCGAATAGTGTTAATACGACGACGGTTACAACATCTTATACAGAATCGGCATTGCAGTCACGGTATTTTCAGACAGATATTGAGCCACTTAACAAACTGTCTGTATACGTATCTGATAAAGGAACGGGTAACTGGACACTCACATTGCATGATGGGTTAAACACCTCTCTGGGCACAGTGACAATGAGTAATGCTAATCTGCAAAGTAACGCCTGGAATGATTTCACTTTCTCTATGCCAATTAGAGTACAAGTAGCGCCAGCCGCACAGACATACCACTTTCATCTGACATCAACAGTAGCAGACGGAACAGTTACATCATCGGCTACAAACGACCTGAGCAGCTGTGACATGCAGTTATGGGCGGATCGGCTGGTACAACCAATCAATGGTATGCATCCGATTGCCAACTTTCAGCAATTCATTTGTATTGGCAATGAGCATTATCTGAGCGTATATGAGCCACTGGGGGAGGCGCAGCCATCTAATAGTTCATGGCAGCGACATAAATTGACCTTTCCGCCTGGGTACGAGGTGTGTGGTCTGGCAGTCTTTAACGAATATCTGGCTATTGCTTGCGAAAAGAGTAGTAGCGCGTCGAATACGCCACAGGACGGTATTATATTCTTCTGGGATGGGCTGAGCTCGACCTACAACTACTTTACCTTGGTACCAGAGGGGTCACCTTATGCAATTCATCAAAACAAAAATATTCTCTATTACTATGCGGGAGGAGCGTGGTATGTCATGGCATCCGCTAATTCACAGCCGGTCAAAATACGGACAATGCCGTTTGGCGAGAATGCGTATAATAACAACAACGATTCAACCAAGATTTATCCCTACGCGGCAACGGTGCGCAATGGTGTACAACTAATGGCGTGGCCGTCGGTATCGACAAACACGAATATCCAATTTGGGGTTTATTCCTGGGGTCAGGTGGACAAGAACCTGCCAAATTCATTCGGCTACAGCTATCTGTTGAGTACTGGGTCACAGACGTATTCGGGTAGTAACAATTTGAGTATTGGAATGGTGCAGAATTTTGGGGATAATTTGTTGATCTCTTGGCGTGATGATCTGAACGGCGGCTATGGGGTTGATGTAGTTAATAGCAATTCTAAGCCCGCGTCTTTTGCCACTCTGCAGACCCTTATTTATGACGGTGGATACGTGGGCAAGGACAAAGAGGCGAATTACATGGAGGGGACATGGTTGCCTTTACCGAATGGCGTAGGAGTTGAATTGATGTATTCGATCAACCGAGGGAGCTTTAATGTATCGAATCGGTTCACGAATGCGAATACTTGGCAGGACGCTCAGAATTATGCACGGACAAGCATGTTTGGTAGTACAAATAGGCAAGGGAGATTTAATGAATTGCAGCTAGGAATAAATATTTATTGTGATGATACGGTGACTGAGAGCCCGACGATCACCAGCCTGAGCACGGTTATTGACACGCTTGCGCAGGAAGCATTGCAATGAGCGAGTATGGACCTACTGGCAGCGGTTACGGCGAAGTTAAGATTGATTCAATCCGTGACAATCCGGTAGATGGCGGTGATATTGGGAGGGTACTGCCACGACAGGTTTCGACAGGATCGACACGTGGAACGCAGACTGTGGGATATGGTGACACCAAAATCGATGGGTCAAATAATGTCATCACTGTAGGCAGTAGTATAGTTGTCGATGGTAGCGCGAGCTTGATAACAGTAACTAATAGCGATAAATCAAAAATTGGCATGGGTCGTATACCCAATACGAGCCAGTTTGGGTTCTTTGCCACTAATAATGCTGGTGTTGTGATTATGAGCATAGTTGCCGGCACGCTGATCATGAATGATACTACAACCGATCGGGTGTTGATCGGCAAAGACCCTGGGGGGTTCTAATGGCCGATTACGGTGCTAAGGCGTCTCTACCTGGTTTTGACATTAATACAGTTGTCGACTATCTGCAGTCATTTAATTCATCATGGCCGCTGTTAAAGGTTGGAATGACGGGCGTTTATACAGGAATCGTCACTCATAATTTGGGCTATCCTCCGTTTCATCTATTGGCCACTGCAGATGGTAGGCTTGACCAATCTGCTGGGTTAATTGGTACCTATGGTGCTAACTCAGCTGTCTTGAGGCAGGCATCTGGTGCTGGAAACCAGCGGTATTATATATGTCGCCTTGATCTGACACAGGCTTTTGATGCGCCTATCATAGCAGGCGGGTCGATTCCGGCAGCTGTGGATAGGGATTATGGAATAAAGGTGGCGAAGCCGGGAAAAAGCATAAGGTCAACTGATATGCGCGATTTTGCGCTCAACTCGAGTGCGAGGTCATTAATGGTCCACAAAGTGAGACCTATCACGCCAGTTTTAAGCGGTGCTAGCTTCATCGCGACAGTTCCGCACGGACTGCCCTATATACCGATTGCATTTGCCTATGTATTACCAGGCATTAACTTGTTGGGACTGGATATCGACAAGTATTATATTGTACCCCCACCAATTGGAGTTGCCGGTGCTTCATATACTGTAGATGCTACAAATGTCACTGTGACCATAGATGCAACCCAGTTTGCTCCGACCCCACCAGTATCCGTGGTCGTCCTGAAAGACCCACTAGCAAAAACTACTATAAACATAAGCTATCCATGAACGATTACGGATTCAAGGTATCACTACCAGGATACGATGTAGGGTCAGCCACACCAGAGCAATGCGCGGTGCATTCGTCTTATCCACCTTTTAAGTCCAAGACAAATCAAAATCCGCCACATTTTGCCACGGTAAGCGTTGATTTCACAGGGGTGATTACTCAAGACTTGACGCAGACGTTATATTCGATAAGTCATGGCTATAGTTATATACCATTTACAATTGCCAATATTGTCTTTGTTGATTCATCTGGTGGTACCGAGGTCGGTATAGGGTTTGCTGGCGTGGGGTCAACGCTGGCAATCAATGCCTACTGCGATTCCACTAACTTCTACGTGACAATCTACGATAATTTTAACTGGACAGGTGCAAATGCGACGCTAGACGTATCATACTATATATTTTGCGAAGAGGGTACGTAGTGCTACAATTAGGGTAACAGCGGATTTTCCCCATTCATTTGGGGAATTAATGAATCCAGCCAACTCTCAAGATGCTTTAACTCAATTGCAGCAGACCCAAGCCGGAGCCAAGAGTGCTGCGGATATTCTGAATGCTCAGAAACAGCAGTATGGGGTGCAGGCCGCTCAGGACACCGTCGGAGGACTGCGTAGTGCTATTACCAATACAACCAGACTATTAAATCAGGTTGCCCCATCTGTTATGGGACGAACTGCTAATTCATTGGTAACTTCTGCCCAGGCGAATAGGCAGATTGCTAATGAGCAGCAACCAATTGCCCAGAATCTGAGCCAGCAGACCCAAGATTATGGGAATGCTCAGAGTGATTATGAAAAAGCTCTCCAAGAGGCAACAACCGGCGCCAATATGGAATATGGTGATCAGCAGAACAAGTTGAGCTATATGCAGAACCTGTATAACACCCTCTATCAACGCGAGGAGAATGCAAGGCAGGCGGCCGCTCAGGAGGCTGCAAGACAAGAGCAAATTAGACAATTTAATGAACAATTAGCGGCCAGCCGAAAGAACGCAGCAGCGCAACTAGCACTACAAAACCGTCCTACTACTATATCTGTTGGCAATAATGATCAACAGGCAGCGATATTAGCCGAGGCTAGACGTCAGGCATCGAAGATGGCAGCTGCCGAAGTGCCAGCAGCTCAGGCTGCTTCAAAGCAGGCAAGGGATCAAGTGAATAATCTGAGCGGCTTTAATGGGTTCTTGAATTACATCGGTACTAAAGGACCGATGGCTTTGTTTGGATTATAGATATGGCATATCAACTGACAGATCAAGACCGTGCGATGGCGCAGCAAATGGCCGGAAAGCTATTTAGCGATTATAATCAAGTGCCACAAGCACCTAAGCCACAGGTAAATGGCCTAACTGGTTTCTTGGCCAACGCCGCACCTATTATTGGCGGTACTTTAGGTGCAGTTGGTGGGTCGTTCCTCGCACCTGTTGCTGGCACAGCTGCGGGTGGTGCGGCAGGTGCTGGGCTAGGCGCTATTGTCAAGCAGAAACTGTTGGGACAAGACACTAATGTTGGCGACATCGCCAGCGAGACGTTGCTAGGGGCACTGCCAGGTGCAGGCAAGCTAATAAAAGGTGTCGCTGGTGCCGGACGGGCTGTTAAGGGTGCAGAAGACGTCGCTCAGGCTGTGGAAACGGCTACACCATCAAGCATATTCCAGCGCGCTGGGCAACGTTTGACCGAGTCGGGGTCGGGTTTGAAGCCAGACCTGACCACGGGCGGTATTAATAAGCTGGATCAGCAATCACAATTCATGTCGAAATACACGGGTACGCCACGTCAGCAGCGCATCGCGATGGAGAAAGATATGGGTAATTTGTCCGGTCAGGTTGATAGCATTCTGGCGAAGAACCCTATCCCTATCCAGGGTGCCGATGTCAAGGCACAGGTACAGCAGGCTATTAGCGATCCGTTAAAGTATGCTGAATTAGATCTAACGACTCCTGGTGCTCAGCGTGCGTTGAATGTCCATCTAGACAAGTTTGCCGCTTCGCCCGACGCTAAAAGTCTGAATGACTATATTAAACAGCTCAACCCGATCGCTATTCGGGCACAAGGGAAGATTGCTCGTGGCGTCAACTTGACTGATAAAGAAACTGCAGCATTGGCGGCCAAGAAGGCAGGGGACGAGGTGTTGACCCAGGTACCGGAGATCCAGCCTTTGAAGCAGCAAATGGCGCAGATATTTGAAGTAACACCTCAAATTGCGAAGGCGGGTGAAAAGTCGATCGGTGTGCCTATGGCCAGCGGGTTAAGCACCAAAGCTCCTGTGCAAGCTGCGAAAGGGGTTCAGAGTAAGTTGGGGGCACTCCTACAAGGTGCGAGTGCTAAGGGCAAAGTTAATCCAGATTCACTCGCTATGGCATTCCGACCATCGAACCTCTTAAAGGCGGGCGTGAAACAGGGTATTGCCCAAAGTCTGGCTAACACACAACAGCCGCCAGAAACCCCGATACCAGATCAAGGATTTCCAGATATAATTCAACCAGCGCTAAGTGAAGATAGTGGTGCCCTGACTAGTAACATTTGGTCTGACCCTCAAGCCGTTCAGGACGCGTATACAAAGGCGATCGCAGCTGGAGATGCCAAGTCTGCTTCGGCTATCCTGGAGGGCTATAAAGCGTTTGGGCAACAATCTGCTGCCAATCCGGGCTTTACCAAACCAACTGCTCAGCAATTTGGTCTTGCGCAGGCCGGGATATCCTCCTTGGGTCAACTTGAACAATTGATTAATAAAGATCCGAGTCTGGTCACAAGAGAATCGACGCCCGGCCAGGGATTACCGATTGTGGGCGGTCTAATCAGCAATGTCGCTGGTACAGGTGAGTATAATTCAGTTGCCAACAACATACTTGATGCTCTCGCTCGTGTACGTACTGGCGCTGCAATGACCAGCCAGGAAGAGTCATTCTATCGCAATCTATTGCCAAAGGCGGGCGACGACCAGGCGACCATTCAATCCAAGCTAGCGGCATTGAAACAAGCGTTTACGCCATTTATGGGTTACGGCGGAGCCGATAATTCACCTGATCTATCAAGTTTAATTAATCAATAGGAAGTGATATGGACCCAAAGACAACAAAGAAAACTGGTACTTTTCAGGGTAAGAGTAACAAGCTGGGTGGCGGCGGACGTTTTGCGCAGATGGAGGCGAAAGGCGTGTCACCAGCGCTTGCAGCATATATTGGGCGAAAAATGTACGGAAAAAAGAAGATGGCAAAGATGGCAGCCAAGGGAAAGAAGAGCTAGTTGTATAGATCGTTACATTTATCTCGGTCAGACTTAAGGCGGGCATTAATAGAATTCCACTCGTCTAGAGTTAGCACATTTGTCTGTTTGCTATCTGATGATGGTTGGCCTTTTGTGCTTATGGCGTTTCCGTAAGCCCTGGCAGCCACATCAAGACATCGCTGAAGTGAAGTACCATCGGCAGACTGGACGGTCTTGACGTCTGATCGTAGTGCCATAACGGTGTCCTGCTGCGCTATTAGTTTGGTGTTGAGAATATTAATGTCACCTTTGAGTCTAATAGTATATATTGCTAGTAGGATTATTGATATTGTAAGGAGCCCAATTAACGACAGACTGATAGCAGGAAATAGCCGTTTTGGACTAAATATGAGTTTTTTCACTTAAGAATCTCCACGATTAATATGTTTGCAGCATATTTGAAACCAGCCTAGAAGTCAATGGAGATATCGCTATCCCATTTTTCTGTATAACTCATCGCCATGCAGCTTACGGAACTCTTCAGGATAGGCTCGTGCGAATTCTGGCTGATTGGGCTGGGTAATATCACGGCGATATTCAATCTTTTGCCAATGGCGCTCGAAGGCAGCACTGTCACCTTGTTGTAGTTGTTGAGGAAGGCAATTATCGCAGCCAGTCAGAATATTGCCATGTTTTATAATGCTGCGTATAGTGGCAGTGGGTTGGTTGCAGGTAGGACACTTATTCATTCTTCCTCCGGTAGGGGAAGAATGTCTAGTCTCATCCAATGCTCAAATATGGTCGCTTCGAGAGTAGTGATTGTTTTGGATTGCAGTGTGTCTAAGAGAACTTTATCCACCAAAATTCTATCAGGACGTTTTCCATGGCTTAATAGGAATGCATGGTATATTTTGGGTAATTCCTCGAGTGTTAGGTTGGTAATACCTCTTAAGTCTAAGTTATTCATCAGGGTTCAATCTCCTTAACATTGCTTCGTGCTCCATTCTGGCTTGAGTTGCGATATCAAGGGGATCTAGAAAGATACTCTTGTCTTGTGACTCAGGCTTTTGTGCATCAGTCTTTTCTTTGATAGATTCTTGAAGATTGCTGAGCATCTTTTTTAGTTGGTTATATTTGTAGCCAGTGTAGAAAGCTATGACTATGGCGATTATGAACGCCAGTTCTGTCATTATTCTTCCTTAGCGTCCTCAAAAACGATGAGAGTATCCGTAGTCAGCATATCTGTGGCGCTGGCGGTGGCGTTTTTGATGATTTGCTGGACAACGAGGGCGGGGTCGATGATGCCCGTCTTGACCATATCAACTAGCTCGCCTTTGCCTCTGAGGTTAAAGCCGTGACCGGTGGGAGCTTTCATGGCTTCGTCTAGTTTTAGCTCTGCTGGCAGATTGGCGTTAAGCAGGAGCTGCTTGAAGGTGTCACGAAGTGCCTCGCTGTAGGGAGAGCTGATGTCTAACTTGCTAAGCTCGAGCAGAGCAATGCCACCGCCTGGGACAATACCGGAGGTGTAGGCCGCACGGGTGGCATGGATAGCATCTTCGACCCGGAACTCGACTTCCTCTTTGACACTATCTGTGGCACCGCCGATACGAAAGAGGGCGATCTTGCCTTCGAGCTTGGCGACACGGTCTTTCATCTTCTCGGCAACAGCATCTGATACCTCTGTTTCGATTTGGTCACGGATTTCTTGGATACGTGTTTTTACGGCTTCTGTGTCATTATTGGCAAATAGAGTAGATTCATTCTTGTTAGCCACGACTTTATCCACAGACCCTACACAGGATGTATCAAATTCTCGAAGGTTTGATCCCTCTGTCAGTGGGTTACATTGTGCATAAATGGCAATGTCTTCGAGCAGGTATTTGCCCATCTCGCCAAACATAGCGGGGGTCTTTAGGATAACTGCATCAACTTTACCCTGATTGATGAAGTTAACTGCTGTCATATAGGCTGCTTCCTCTATATTGCCGATCAGGAGGAAACGAGGAATACCATCAGTCTGGGGGTTGAATTTGCGGGCTTGCAGGGCTTTGGTCAAGACGTCAGCGATGTCAGCAGCAGAGGTAAGGCGACGAATGGAGACGATAACGAAGGGATCGATCAGCTCTTTCTTGCCAGCCTGGAGCGCTTGAAAGCCGGTTTGTAGGTAGTAACCATCGACATACTCGCGCTCGATGTCGTCGACCGGAGCTTTCTCAGTAATGATCCCGCCTTCGGCACCGACCCGCAGGACTGCATCAGCGATTAGCTCACCGAGCAGGGGATCGCCGGATGAGATAGTGGCGACTTCTTTGAGTTGGCTGTCTTTGACCTTTTTGGTCATTGTGTCAAGCTTATCGAGGACTTTGTAGCTGTCCTGAAGGAACTGCTGTTTGACTTCCATTGGGTGCATACCGGCAGCGATGGCTAGTGTGCCACGTTGCATGAGGTGATAGGCAAGCGCGACCGTGGCTGTCGTGCCATCACCAGCAATGCGGTTAGTTGTTTCAGAGGCTTCAAGGACACGCTGGGTGCCCATGTTCTTTGGACGGTCAGATAGGTAAGTGTCACGGGCAACTGAGACACCATCGCGGGTAGTCAGGGGACGGCCAAAGGGCTTTTCAATCATAACATTACGGCCGCGTGGTCCGTAGGTCGAGGTAACAGCGTCGTAGACGAATCGGGCACCGGCTAGCAGCTCGGCGCGTGCTTGGTCGCCTTTAATGACGATTCTGTGGTCTTTTTTTGCTTGGGCCATACTACTCCTTGTCAACTTTCTTATCTAATTCGTGTCTGATTGTCTCCAGGACATTTAGATGACCAGCTAGGCCTTGCATCTCATCGGACGGTACGTCGCTCTTCATTATCTCCACCTTTAGGGCGCCGATCAGCTCGTCTAGGGTCAAGCCGATGGGTATGATCATACTGAAAAACTCCCTGCTCCATCGCTGTGGATGTTATGTGCTGTGCTGTCTGCGTCGTCTTCGGCGATTAAAGAGGTCAATTTGACAAAGGCAAATCGCTCGCCGTCTTTCTCGATGATGTTGCCCTTTTCAGATAGAGCGGTCCAATAGACGCGGCGGCCGATCTTTGATTCCCAATCTTTGTATAATTCATCGAGTTTGTCACGTTCCATGAAGCTATTCTCGAAGGCAAAGCTCCACATGCCAAAGTAGTTGAACTTGGCAGGCAGAGCAACTAGTATTCCGCTTTCTGCAGTGTTCTTCTCGTCCGAACCAAAGCCGAATTCGTCTGTATCGAGTTTTATTTTTGCTAGATCATTCAATGGTGCTAGTTCCACCGTACCCTCCTATAAGGCACAAAGGCTGTCCTTAGCCGTGGAGTCTAAGGACAGCCTTTATAATTTATACTCCACGGAAACATCTATACGTTAGCACAAACAGAACAAAAATAGAACATCTGATTGACGTGATATAATAAACCTAACAGCGGAATTCCCCTATCACAGGGGAATTTTTGATGTCTACAACCAAACGCAAAAAAGAAACACGCACAAACCCAGAAACTGGTCTAAAAGAGGAGCGCTATGAGGGCGATACATTCTGGGTGGCAACTATTAGCGCTACGGGTGGCTATCATGACTAAAGTAGCTGGCAAAGTAACCTTTGGTTCGACTGGCACGAAGGTAGTGAGCATTGGTATTGCGGCCAATGATATTTACTTCTTTCCAGATGGGACGGCAGCAACTGGCTATGCTGACCATTCGTACCAATTTAGCCGTACACCGGGTGCGACGACTGATCGGACTAAAGCGGTGGTAGCGTATGATCCGGCCACAGGCACAAAGGTGCTGGAACTCAGCGTGACGGCCTGGGGACCGACATCATTTACATGTAACGTAACAGTGGCTAGTGCAAGTTGGCCGTTCGATCTGGTTGCATCCACATGAGAGGCGACTGGAAGCTGCTGGCCGCAGTCCTAATCTTGATAGGGCTAGTGGTGTGGCTTCTGGTATTAACAATGGACCGAGATAGAGAGATTGAAAAAGTGAACCAAGCCATTCAGAAGTTACAGGCCGTAAAAACTCCCACCGTAATTAACGGTGTTAATGGCATTACCCCTGTGAAGGGGATTGATTACTTTGACGGGGCGAAGGGAGACAAAGGCGATACTGTTGTGGGACCAAAAGGTGATCAGGGTGGTCCTGGAGCGAGTGCCTACGACATTGCAGTTGTTAATGGGTTCAAGGGTACTGAGCAGCAATGGCTGGCCTCACTGAAAGTCAAAGGTGATAAGGGCGATCCGGCACCCGAGCTAGTGATTGATTGTGCTAACAATCTACTGGTTAAGAAGTATAACGGCGACAGCTTTTGGCAGCCGACGAATATAAAGTGCGAGACGGTGCATGAGTGATATTGATCGTATGGTTGCGAATATTAGACCAAAGCTGCGGCATATCGCGCCACAGACATTTTGGTTCTCGGTTGGGTTTGGCGTCTTCAATGCAATCATTGGGTGGTCTCTTTATAACCTTACTATACTGGTGAATCTGCGGCTGGTAGGGATTGTTCCGATAAGATGGTGGGCAGCTATATTTTTTGTGCATGGTCTATCGATGTTGGTATCATTAGCAATTAATAATTGGAAGATGACACGTGCGCTCCATTTTGTGGGCGTGCTTATCAAGAGTGCTTGGTGGCTGGAATTATTCGCCGCAACGATCGTTGGCCGCACTGCGTTTTTGCTATATATCTGGAGTCTGCTGCTGTTCCTTCAGATTGTTGTTTGTATCTATTTCACGCCGAGGGTGAATCGTGATTAGCGATGGTGTACTGTCGACCATCATATCGGCGATTGGAGCGATTATGGTCGTTTATATTACTTATCGCCTTAAAAATATGCGGCCGAAGTCAGAGAGAATTGATACGGCGTTCGATATTCTGGAGTCAACTGTCAGAAACTTGGATAAAGATAATCAAAGATTACGGGAGGAGAACACCTTATTGAGAGGACAGCTGGAAGCGAAGCAACATGATATTGATCTGCTGAGAGGCAGATTATAAATAAAGGAGAACAATATGGCACAAAGACCATTCATAGGACCAGTTGATATTACACAGGAGTATGGCAATCCAGATCCTACTGCTCGTCGTGGCTACCATACCGGAGTCGACTATGGCATGAACACGGGATCACCGATTATCGCCCCGGAATCAGGCCGAGTAGAGAGCGGTGACGGGCGCGCGCCGAGCGATGGACGTGGCTTTTACGTCATTGTCTATGGTGACAGTGGCACGGCGCACTGTCTGTACCACCTAAGCCAAATTGGTGTTGCCGGTGGACGCGTTAGTGAAGGCGAGCAAGTCGGCTTGTCAGGAGCCACAGGGCGGGCTACGGGACCGCATTTGCACTGGGAGACACGCCGGGCACCATTTGATGGGTACAGTGACTATGCGCCAGCAACGTGGTTGTTTGGTAACAAGCAAACCCCAGCGCCTGCACCAGCCCCATCATCATCGCAGATTGTTTACTTGCCTGCTGTCCCGCAGTGGCGTCTATACAATGAAGGTGGACCATACACCATCGGTACCGAGAAGGCATTGTTGGCACCTGCTAAATTTGGTGGACTGAGCTATCAGGTTTTGGGTACGCCAGTTCCTAATGTGGTGGTTATCCAGACCCAGATGTTTGGACGGGGAGCAATTTATGTTGGTCCTGGTACGGGTGCAGTAATAAAGTAAGGAGTAAATATGGACATTTTCACAAATCCACAAAAGTATACAAAGTTCTATGTGGCTCTCATGGCAGCGCTAGGCGTGCTAGTAGTCGCCTGCTCGCCGACAGATAAAGAGGCGGCATTTGTCGTCACATCAACAGAATGGTACCAGGTGTTGTTTGCCTTCGCGGGCGCTCTTGGTGTTGTGTCATTTCCGAATAAAGACTAGGAGGAGTTATGATTTGGACGTTAGTATGCATTGTATTTATTCTGTGGCTGTTGGGTTTGATCACTCATCTGGGTGGTGACTTGATCCACATCCTGCTCGTGCTGGCATTGATCGGCGTAGTATATAACCTGTTCGTTGAAAGGGGACGTTAACGATATGTTGCTAAAATTGCTATTCTCGTTGGGTGTTTGGATCATTGTGTCAGTCGTACTCTATCTAATAGGCGGTCTAATGCTGACCATTGTTCAGCCCCCAGTTACCCAGATCGGTGCGTTCCTCAAGGACAATTCACTATTGATTGGATTTGTGGCCGCTGTGGTCTATCTCATTTGGGGCTATCGGCCTGTTGCACCCCGATAGAATGTCTGCTACAATGTAGGCAGTGACTTACTAGATCTCACGCTCTGGCGCCCGGAGCGTGTTTTCTAGTTTAACTAGCCTCAACTAACGGAGGTTAGACTATGGGGAAGGAAAGGTTTGTCAAGTTTCGTCTTGACCTTCTTTCGGTACTCGATGACTATCATCCTGCCGTTGTCATCTATGGATATCTGGTTTTGTGCAACTCAAACCGATATGTACCGAAGGACGAGGAGGGATACTTTGAATTATCCAGTGCCAAGCTCTTTGATGAGCTGCGTTATAGGCGCGCTACTCAGGACAGAGCACGAAGATTACTCAGAGAGTGTGGGCTGATCGTATGCAGAATTGGCGATGGCAGGTCGCCAACAACTAAATATAAAGTATTGGAGAAGAGAAATGCCCGAGGTGACACAAAAACAATATGAACAACTCTGTAAACAAGCTACTCGTCAGAAGACGTTGGCACTGGTGCGTGCAGGGAAGATAATGAAGCGACCATGCGTTATCTGTGGCGAGATGAATGTGCAGGCACACCATATTGACTACGGAGATGCCTACACAGTCTCTTGGGTGTGCCGTGATCACCATGTTGAGTACCACGATAGCATAAAGTATGTTTACGAGTTCACGCCTGATTATATGCTGGACGTTCATGCCAGAGTACTAGAGTACCTGCGGGCAAGACCCGATTTTGGCTCACTCGAAGAAGTGGCTGTGGGATGTGCGGTACCGAGTATGGACGCACTATATACAATAATAGCTCGGCTTGTGGGAAGACACTATGCGAGATTCCCAACCGAACTCGAGTATACCTTATTCTCAGGGGCTGGGAGATTAGGTGAGTAAGCCTGTGTATAACCTGTGCATAACTATGTGGATTACCGTATTTACGTTGTTGAGAAACAGCATGTCAATATGTTTTTTTCCAACAGGTCCTATATATAGGAACGCGCGGTAGATATTTTCTAGATATTACCTAGTAATAAATATCTACCTAGTACGTATAGTAGGGGAAACATTAATAAAATGTTAAATAGAATTGTCAACTGTACGCACTACACACAATCATATCAATTAATAACCGTAAGCACCATGCTAGTAATTAAAAATTAAAAGATTTAAAGTTTTAATTACTAGCTAGTGGGACAGAAATTGGGGGGCAAAGAAAGAGGGTTCTGATAATCATGAATATTTTTTCTAAGAAAATGCAGATGGTTGACATGCAAATAGCCGAATACCTGAATTGGTGCGAGTTCAATGCTATGATGACATGCTCAACAATGGTCACAAAGAGAAAGGCTATCGAACGGTTTTTATCTGTTAATCCAAATATAAACGATCTATCAAAACTTACGAACGAACAATTCGATCAGTGGAGAGCCGACCTAGCAAAGGGCGGACTGGCCGGAAAGACCATTAACAACTATGCTGATCATATTACCGGGGCTATCAGATTCCTAAGAGATCGTAAAGAAGTGAGAGTGGCGATAAATCTGAACAAGATTGACCGAGCTATGGAGAGAGATGGCGAAATGCCTTACTTCACTCATGACGATATGATGTTGATAAAACAAAATTGCTATGGTCCACGTGAGAAGATTCTAATATCGCTCCTGTATGATTCTGGCCTACGGATATCAGAGGCGGCTAACTTGAAGATCAAAGATGTCAAGGAGTGTACAGTCACGATTATCGGCAAGGGCGGTAAACGTCGAACGACATTCATACTGCCAGAGACGCGACAGGAATTAGATAAGTGGCTTCATCTGAACGATATCACTGATGGATATATCTTTCCATCGCCGACGAAATTCGGGGAGCCACTAAGCATTCAACAGATTAGGTCGTCCATTAATTCACCGATCAACAGAGCTGGACTGAAAGGAAGCGCACATACAATCCGACATAGTTTCACCACGCGTCTAATCGATGGTGGCGCGGACATTCTTACCGCAAGCGCGGTGTTGGGGCACGCGGACACCCGAACTACGCAAGGGTACTACCACCGCCACATCGATACATTAGCGAAAAAGTTCGAGTCAGCCATGAGCGTATTGACAAAAGCCTAGTTGTTTGCTAGACTGTGCTTAGTACCTTTCAAAAACAAAATTGATCCGGATCTTCGCAGAGAAGGCCGAGGAATCAAGTGCCGGTAGTTCCTCTTCCTTGGTGAGCGCGTCCTTGCCAAGGACGAGGCCGGGGGTTAGAGTCCCCCGACCCGCACCAGATTACCCCAGCATCATCACGAAGATCCGGAATCTCACCGGGTCTTTTTATTTACCCCGTGAGGCTAGTAAGTCACTCCTAATAGCCTCACGCAGGCGGATTAAAAACCCGTGTTCCACGAACGCACGCTCATAAGTCACTTATCGAAAGCGATTGCCACTAGGGGAACAAGAAAATAGCAGAGTTTCTTATAAACTCCGCCACCGTCACCAACTGCAAGGCTGCGGTGAAGCGTAACCGAGGACACGATTATTCGTATCTCGATCGCGCTGTTGGTAGCTGTCGCTTCGGTTCTAACGGCAGTTACTCCGATTCAGGCTGAGAGCTTGAAGACAGAACCAGCGCAATTTAACAATCTGATCATCGCGCAGAGGCAGCCAGCAAAGCTGCAAGGTGATCTATCGTCCGTGCATGTAGCCGACATTGCACGGGAATATAAAGCGCCGTTGCCTATCCCAACTGGGGATGCGCAAAAGCAGGCGCTGGATGTGCTGAGCGGTATGGATATAGCTAGTTCGTATACTGCCGTGGATTATATCTTCTCGCATGAGAGCGGATGGCGTCCGGGTGCGGTAAATGGATTTGGCTGTATAGGCCTTGGTCAATCCTGCCCGCTTGGTTCTGGGCTGAGTAAAGAATGTCCCGACTGGCAAACGAATGTACGTTGCCAGGTAAGACACTTTACTGCCTATGCGAACCATCGGTATGGAAGCTGGCAAGCCGCCTACGAATACTGGCTAGTGCATCACAATTGGTAACTATTGGTCATCCGTAGAATCTTGGGGGGATACAGGTACATTGTTCTGCCTAAGTCCGGCTAGGACTAGCTCCTTTCACAATCTTGCATACGTTTTGTGTGAATACCCCCACATTCTTGTTGCTAGCTCCCCTCAGGGCTCTACGGATGACTACGAAACACCTTCGGTACCTGCGGTTGACAGTAGGATTTCCCGCTCGACCGCAGGTACCGTTAAACAAAAGAAACAACTAAAAAGGAGATCAATATGATCCTCACAATTTTGAACAAAGCACTGTTAATCGTTCCTGGTGTCACGATGTTCTGGATGCCGTCGACCTATATCATGGGCTATACCTTACCACTGTTTAAGATGATAGGCGTGCTGGCTGTGTTCTTTGCCCTCGGACTAGAATTTGGCCTGTATAAGATCGTGGCCAATACAGCGTATAAGGCATCGAAAGAAGAGAAGAAAGCCAAGAAACTGGACAATAAAATCAAAAGCTTGGGTTTGTAAAAAATAATGGATCGGCTGCTAACTGTAGCGCATGGATGAAGAGAAATGTCACCGGGGAGTTTCAGGAGCCGCGCAGCTTCATATTTCACCCTATCCATACGCTACGGCGAGCAGCCGAGGAAGGCAGATGATATGAAAATTAATGTTGATTACATCGCAGAAAACACCGAAATAAAACTGGTAAGCCCACGGGTTGCATCGGCTAACAAGCTACGACGCAAGTTGGCTGACGTGAAGCTTCGACCACGTCTGAAGTACTTAGGGGAAGATGACCTGTCAGGACCAGGCGATGACGTGTTCGGTGATTATCTGGCCGAACAGGCACGTGAAATGCGGGAGTTGGACGAGAGGAGCATCTAATGACCGAACAATCGCTACACAGCAAGCTGGTGAGGATTCAGTCTGAGCTAAAGGCTCCAAAGGGTCAGAAGAACACCTTCGGTAACTACTGGTACAGATCATGTGAGGACATCCTGGAGGCCGTCAAGCCGCTATTAAAGGCCGAAGGGCTGCTGCTGACTATCTCGGACGATATCGTGCAAATGGGTGAGCGCTACTACGTCCGGGCATGTGTACAGGTATGGGATGGCGAGCTGGTTGAGAAAGTCACGGCCTTCGCTCGTGAAGCCGAAACCAAGAAGGGGATGGATGAGAGCCAGATCACCGGTGCTGCGAGCTCCTACGCCCGCAAATATGCCCTGAATGGGATGTTCTGCATTGATGACACCAAAGACGCTGACGGAATGGACAACTCGGATTCTACCAAAAAGATTAACGTATCAGCCGAAGACAAGGTTATGGAAACTATGGATCCTCCCACCGGCAAACAGCTAATAGCCATTCGAGGTTATTTGCACCAGCTGAGAGTCGATAAAGACGTTCGCGACAAGGTTGTGGAGCAAGCCAATACATTTACCAAGGCATCGGATGTTCTAGCCGAGTTGAAGAAGAAGGTTGAAAACAAGAAGGCGGCTGAATCGAATGGCAAAGTCTGAACTAGAAAAGCACAGATTGCACTTCGAGCACATGGAGTATGATCCATTGAAGCATTTCGGACGGATCCGGTTCAACTCGATAGTAATCTTAGCATCGCAACATGTGCTGAGGCCTGGATTGTGGAGTCTATTGAAGCTAAAAAGAAAGAGAGGATAGCGATATAGCAGGGACACGAGAGGGCGGTAAGAAGATTGCTGTTACTAACAAAAAACGATACGGCAATGATTTTTATCGGCGGATTGGGCAGATCGGTGGCTCAAGATCATCAAGCGGCGGATTTGCTAGCGTGAAACGCGGTGCAGACGGGCTGACTGGCAGAGAACGAGCCAAAGTCGTAGGTGTTATTGGCGGACGGAAGAGCCGCCGGGTTAGATCAAGGACGTAGCTATCAAAGGAGGGTAGGTATGCGGGGCGTAAAAATCACTGAAGAAGTGTATATGCGGGTTAAGAAACAATTGAAGTATCATGGGCAGGCTGAGATTGCCAGACGCAACAGCCTGAGCATTGAAAAGGTCAAGAAGATCGACCTGTGCCCCAGCTACAGCCACTTTGAGGAGCTAACGAGGGCAGAGCATCCGCCAGAACGAGAGAGCACGTTAGGCAAGCGTGTACGCGAACTGGAGGGGAAGTTCGATAAGCTGGCACGGACAGTGCTGCCTTGGGAGGTGTGGTAGTCATATGAACGAGAAACCAAAATGTGACCACGAATGGGAAGATTACGAGCAGAAAATTGTAGCTGATAATCCCAGATTTGATCATCAAACACAGCACACGATCGTCCGCAGAATATGCAAGAAGTGTGGCGAAAAATGGATCAAGGATTACAAGGTTGAGCAATGATCGAGAGGTTGTGCAAGTCGTGTCATAAGAACATGAAGGCTTACTCCACAATCCAAAACAAATGCCCTGATTGCCTAAAGAAGACCTACAAGCCAATCCCGAAGAGGGGTAAGGCGACCAAGGTATATGAGGTGTGGCGAGATAAGATAGCAATTCCTTACTTGACCAACAGATTTGGCTACGTGTGCTCGATGCAAGGGTGCATGGTTAGCTCGAATCTGGATGTGGATCATATACAGAAACGCGGGTCGCATCCGGGACTCAAGATGGACGTGCATAATGTTCGATTCTTATGCCGTCAACATCACAGGAAAATAACTGATCAAATTAAATGGAGTAACTCAGATGGGTACAAGAACAACTAATCGTGAATTCGTTATTACGTTCATTCATAGCGATACATTGCAGGCAGTCGCCGAAAGCCTGGGTGTAACCGTGACGGCGGTGCGTATGAGAGCAAGGAAGTTGCGTAGCATGGGTGTCAGACTTCCAGAGAAGTCAACAATCAGTGAGAAAGATATAGAAGTGACCGAGCTTAACAACCTGATTGCTCAGTTGAAGAAACGGCAACCAAAGGGATAATGCGGTGAACGATTTAGACTATTGGCAGGATGTGATCAAGCTAGTCATGATATGCTCTGGGCTCTTCGTCATTGCCATAGGTGTGCTGTGGTTCATTGGCATGGCCCTATACAGCATATTCATTGTGACCATAACGGAAGAGATCGAATATCGGAAGTACCTTAAAAGTAATCGTTAGACAAGTTGCGACCGAAAGGAAATATATGGACGCAGAAGAGATTGAACACGAATTGGAAGAAGTCAAGAACCATATGGCTCACCCCCACGAGCCATATTACGAGACGTATGAAGTGTACCAGGACATTGCAGAGAATCTGCGACGGAAGTTGGGGGAAGTGGCCGAGGGCTATACTATTAACCAGAGAAATAATAAGGAGTTTTTATGAACAAATCAACATTCAATGGCCTACGCCACGGTGAAGTGATGCTTATTCCCGTGTCGGCAATTCCAGATGGCCGGACACTTGAAAAGGGCGATTACATATTGGCCCATTCAGAGACAGGCCATCACCATGTGCTCGAAGGCAAGCAGTTCGAGATCACCGAGCTAGAAGACGGCCGCTTATTCGCTCGGATCTTGAGCGACACGCCACTAGAGCACCACAAAACGCACGACAAACATCGCACCCTAACCATCCCCCCAAGCATCCTAGAGCGGTACGAGATGGTTGAATACAACCCTGCCTCTAAAGCAATCCAAAAAGTGAGGGATTAAACGTCATGGCATTCAACGAGAAGCTTGGTTACCATGATGAGACAGAAGCTCTGATCGACCGAATGTGTCGCAATGTCGAGCGTAAGAACTTCCGACTTAATAAGGTAAAGGCAGCCGAGTGCATCTTGCAAACCTATGATCTGTTCGATCTACCACGTCCAAAGGATATTGTCTGGTGTGTTGACATATTCGATAGCCAGTATCAAGAAGCGGCTTGGTCGGCTGGGTCGGCTAGGTCGGCTTGGTCGGCTTGGTCGGCTGGGTCGGCTGGGTCGGCTTGGTCGGCTGGGTCGGCTAGGTCGGCTAGGTCGGCTAGGTCGGCTGGGTCGGCTGGGTCGGCTTGGTCGGCTGGGTCGGCTAGGTCGGCTGGGTCGGCTAGGTCGGCTTGGTCGGCTTGGTCGGCTGGGTCGGCTGGGTCGGCTTGGTCGGCTGGGTCGGCTAGGTCGGCTGGGTCGGCTAGGTCGGCTTGGTCGGCTGGGTCGGCGCTTGACTATGATTTCGACTACTTTGTCATCGAGCATCAGTACTGCCTTGACCCTACCGACGGTACGCCTAATGAAAGCGACCGTAAGTATCTCGCATACTCAGAACTACTAATGCAAGCCAAAGAGTATGGCGCAGGCTATCGAGTCGAGTGGGAAGACACACTCTACATTGTTCCCACTCCTCTGGTTCGTATCGATGGTCAGAATCGCTTCCACTCAGAGACAGAGCCAGCTATTCGCTGGAAGGGCGGTAAAGAGCTCTATTACCTCTACGGTGAAGAGTTCGACAAAAAGCTATGGCAAAGGGTCACAAGCGGCACCTTTACCGCCAAGGAATTAATGGCGATTGAAGATAGCGACCAACGCTCTATTGCTATGACCTATCTAGTACCAAAGGACATGTTGGAGCAAATGGATGCGAAATTTGTGCATGAAGGTATCAAAGGCAATAGGCTCTATAGATGTGATGATTACCTAGGTAGTGGCGAGACAGAATACGCCCTACTCATGCAAGACGCCAGCACCCCACGCGAGTTTGTCAGCTTCGTGCCCAAAGATTTTGACCACCACAATAATGCAGACGAGGCCACGGCTGGCATGTACCGACGTGGGGATGGGGTGATGTTGCCGGTTGAGGATTATCTGCTGATTGGGAGTGAATGGGAAGCGTAGATTAAATAGCCATCTTTAGTGGCGGAGAGGGAGATGAGATGAGCGATTTATACCAAAAGATCCCAGGACTTTACAAACGGGAAGAAAAGAAGCCGTTTCGGCTAATTGAAGGTGTGTACCGTGAACCCGAGCTGGAACTGCTGAAGGACATCGAGTGGACATTCACGGAAAAAGTAGATGGTACAAACATCCGTGTTATTTGGGATGGCCATACTGTGGTATTTGGCGGTCGTACTGAAAACGCGCAGATACCCTCACATCTTGTCACTAAGCTTAACGAGCTATTTATGGGTACGCGTATGGAGCAAGTGTTCGAGCAGGTATTCGGTGAGAGTAAGGCAATTCTTTTTGGCGAAGGCTATGGTGCAAAGATACAGAAAGGCGGGGGCAATTATTCATCAACTCAAGAGTTCGTACTGTTTGACGTGCTTGTGGGTGAATGGTATTTGCGCCGTGAAGACATTGAGGATGTAGCCAGTAGGTTCGGCCTAAAGGTCGTACCAATTATAGCTAAAGGCACGCTCGCCCAAGGAGTCAAGCTCATCAAAGACGGCCTAAAGTCTCAGTGGGGTGACTTTACTGCCGAAGGATTAGTCGCGAAGCCCAGCGTGGACTTATTTAACCGTAAGGGGGAGCGTATTGTTACTAAGATTAAGCATGAAGATTTCTATGACTAAAAGAAATTATGTGCGCCAAAAATGCATGGTTTATCTCAGGGCGGATCAAGTTGAAGAGTTGAACGCTAAAGACCCATCAATCACCGAAATACCGCTTGACTGCAATTGTAGGCACCACAATGGCAAAGAAATATATCGTGTTTTTTACCCTGATAGGAAGAGAAATAATCGCCAACCGTATTTTGGCTTTAGATATCCATCCCGCCCCCATAAGGAACTAGATAAGGACCCAACTAATGAAGCTAAGCAGTAAACAACGCGCCGATCTCGATTCCTGCCTTTACTTTGTGCCGGGCAATTGTAAGGATTGGATCGACAGTATCACTGATGCCGATATAGCTGCTTACTTCGCCTGGTCGGATAAGGGCGACAGGCGTTTCCTCGACATCTGCAACTGGACGGTCGGTGGTAATGGCAATAGCACAAAAGGCGCAACGGCTATTAAATGGGGAAAGACATACCGTGAGCTGTTCATTACAGACATGCTCAGAGATTTAGACGAGACCGTTTATATATGGGAGCTGGCGTATGAAGAGCCTGATCTGCCAAGGCCTGTTTTGAGAGCTTTGGGTGATCGTCGTGTGCGACAGTTCGACAACTGGGCTGAGATATTCAGAAGCGATGACTGGGAGGCAACTGCGCGGGAACATGCACTAAGGCTATTCCCTGGTAAGAAGGGCGAGACTGCTAGAGCTGTCCACATGGCATTGTTCAGAAGAGTCACAGAAGTCTACAGAGAACTAGATAAGGAAAAACAATGAGTAAACGAATTACACTTGCAGATTTTGAGATTGAGCAGATAGTATCTGGGCTGACAAGGCTGAGAAATGAGCCCGGCCTAAACTACGAGGTAACTAAAGTTGGCCAGCGTTGGTATGACCGCTTAATTGTCAAATTAAAAGACCAGCATCCGCGTTCAGTCGAAACCTTAGGCGTATCTGGTCATGGTGATGTTGATAGTGTAGCACCTCCAGAAAGCAAAGAGAAGATATGAGCAACACCCCACTCAGTAGTAATGACAAAGAGCTGCGCGAAAAATTAAGGACCTTCCAATATAACCAAAAACAGGGAATAGAGCTAACTGAAGGCCACTTAGATTACATCATGCACCTCATCTCAGAAGACCGTAAGGCTCGGGAAGCTGAGATAAAGTCGCAGGGTTTGGATGAATTCTTTGACTTTATGGAGGACGTCTATGATGCTTGGGATAAATATCATGGAAATATGAACCTACGCGAATTTGCACACGATTTCCTGAAGCGCACCAGACTATCACAAATTGTAAAGGAAATGGGAGAGAGTAATGAGAAGTGAAGAAAAGCTGGTAGCGGCAATGGCAAAAAGTTTTATCTCCTTGGGGTTCAACCCACCTAGCTATCCAAGGCCACGATGGTATCAGTTTGGGTTAAAACGCAGATTAGCCTACTACCGTAAGAACAACTGGCCTTATAGATTGGAGCAATCATGACCAATCAACCCCTTCCCCTCCCACAGGTAAGCCGAGAGGAGCTGAAGAGGCAAATACAAGCCATTGAGTTTCCCGTTTCTAAAGATATCAAGATTTTTCCCGAAGGCCCCTTCACATTAGGAAAATTTCTTGATGCTCCAATGATTGAGCAACTCCTAGCCCTCTTCGACCAGCACCTCCAAGTAGCTGTAAATGAGGCAAAGTCGGCTCAGACACAACGCATAAGAGAGCTGGTAGGCTGGGAGGAAGAGCCAGACTTTGATCCCGGTGATGCAACTTACGGTGATTCAGAGCATGATCACAATGCTGTCATATACGGCCGCAATGAAGCTAAGGGCGAAATCCAAGGCAAAATTGAGAATGAATTAGCCAGGCTCAAAAACCAACCAAACACCCCTAATAATGATAAGGAGATATCGTGAAATACGCAGGAATTTACACAGACGAAGGCTTAATTTGTACTGAGTTTTGTGACACCGAAGAAGAGGCGTGGCAACAATTGATTGACAGCAGCGGTGAGAGCCGCGAGAGCCTTGAAAGTGCTCATTATGTTCAAGGCTTCACCGATAAAGAGATAAGGGAGCTTCCAGATGTCGGCTGAATCAACAAAGTTTCGTTTCTCGTATTACTCAGATCCAGAATATGGAACTTGGGCATGCCCTGAATGCGAAAAGGGATATGCGTACTACGGCTCCTTGCTTCGCCATACAGTAAGAGTTCATGGCTATAAATGGCTAGATAATAAGAGCGTGTATAAACCAATGGAGGCGTCAGATGAATAACCACTCCGACCCTATAAGAGAGTGGCAAGGCAACACAGAATTCAATGCACAGCAGCGTCATGCCGACCACCTCTTGCAGACTAATACAAATAACCCGGATGACTTTGAATGGTTGGATGAAGCGATAATGCATATAGTCTATGAGACGGGCCAGATGCGACGTGGTAAAACAATTAGCGCGAGTAGCTTCCCCGAGGCTAAATCCGCCATCATCGCCCGCTTCCAAGCCCAAGAGCAACGTCATCAGGTGGAGGTGGTTAGGGCGCGGGTGCAAACCATAGAGCAATGCATCACCTTTTTAAGCTTTGAAGGTATAAAACTCAGTGATGAACAAGAAGAATCGGTGCGTCAATACCAACGGCAATTAGAAGCCCAACTCAACACCCTCACCACTACAGGGGAAAAGGAGAGAACAGATGAATAAAGTTAAGTTTCGAGTTTCAGCTGGTCAGACCACAGTAGGCTACGAATTACTAGCTTATGGCTCATGGAAATTCAAAGAAGTAGATGGGGTGTACAAGTTCGGAACGTTTGGCGGCAAGTCGTATGCCCGCTGGCAGTTCACCGGCCTAAAGGATAAGAACGGAACAGAAATTTACAAAGGGGATATTCTGACTGTAAAACAATCAAATGTCGATGATAATTACCGTGCTGTTATAGAGTTCGGCTGGAATGATTTTGGCGAATATGGCTTTTATTGGCTAAGTGGATTTGCCGGTCGAGAACTAAAAAAGGGTGCCGTCATACGAGATGTAGACCAAGTTTCCGAGAGGTATGAAGTCATCGGTAACATCTACGAGAACCCAGAGCTTCTAGAGCAACCCCAAAAGGAGAAAGCAGAAGATGAGTAAAATTAGAGAGATTGTAAATAATCAGGGTGTCCAGTGGTGGTTCTATTGTCCTGGCTGTAATGATGCTCATGCTATCGATAGCAGTTGGGAGTTTGATGGCAATTTAGAAGAGCCTACTATTAACCCAAGTATTTTAGTACATCCATCCGACAATGGTTATATCAAGCGTTGCCATTCATTTGTCCGTAACGGAAAAATTGAATTTTTAGGTGATTGTGAACATACACTAGCTGGGCAGACTGTCGAGTTGCCCCAAGTGTCTGAGGGTGAGGGGAGGGATAAATGAGTAAGCAGTAGAAGATGGCACCGATAAACAAATTAATAAGGAGTTCTAATATGCACAAAAATATCACACTAACACCAACAAGTAATCTTACCGAAACCAGAGAAATGATTCTTCGATCGTATGGCCTAGTCTTTCATGATAAGGCCCCCGGCATCTATATTAATTATTTAGAGAACGGCACATTGGATGGGTTTATAACAGTTACCAATCCTAAGATTGGCTCTCATTTTCGAGTATTTACGAAGAAACGCCTAGGAACAGCTGAGGATTATCCTGGCTTTGCTGAAGTCAGTGACAATACCATACTAGAGCTAGGAATACTCCGTTGGATATGGTACTGGATTAGGTTTAATATGGTTAAACTGCTGTACTATCCAGAGTTCCGACGGCAGAATAAGCGATATGTGGCCGACAAAGTAAAGGGATTGGTAAAGTAGCAAATAGTTAGTTTAATGCACCGTCTCTTTATGGCCGCATCTCCGAGGTGTTGGTGCGGCCTTATGGGGATGGTATTATAGAGTCTAGCCCCGGTTCCACTCTTGGTGGTTTTTCCCCGGGGCTTTATGATATGATGAACTAGAGCGATGACAGCGAAAGCTCGTGGACTAACAAATGCAAAAAAGACCAACCGCAAGGAAGGTCTTTTTTGTTGGTAGCTACTCTGATACCAGTGACGTCTTATCTAAGAATGAGTAATTCCGAGAGCGTATGTCGTATCGCTACCCTAGCCAGTTACTATTTTTCCTTTATAGCTGAGCTGACTGTAACCTCATATTAGCATAGGTGTAATGGATTGTCAATATGCAATTTGATAAACATGAGCAATATGTTTTGGGAAGTGTTTATGCTATTGTGTGGGTAGAAAATAGAACATAAATGGAACACTCCTCTTAACATACAGGCGGATTTCAGGCATCGTGGGTAGCAAAGATTTCAATCCTGACATAGGTAAAAACACACAGTATAGGCCTGGTGAATCGGGTAACCCCGCTGGGAAGCCAAAGGGGGCTCTACATCTGTCGACGCATATACAGAACCTCTTAAATGACCCGGAGTTTACGACATGGGTGACTGATCCGAAGGAGGGCTGGAAAGAGTACACTGGTGCTCCTGTCAAAGCGATTATTAGGGTGCTGATCATCAAGGCGATGGCTGGCGATGTGAAGGCCTTTGATGCACTGGGTAAGTATGGATACGGCACGAAGTTACAGTTGAGTAATGATCCTGAGAACCCTGTTAGTGCTCCTGCGGATCCAGCCTTGACTGCTAAATGGACCGAGTTCTTGAAGAACGAAACGCACGATGGCTAACCTCGATTCCCTCTCTCCTACGGCGTGGATAGTAGCGAACGGAATCATCAATGAAAACCAGCAACCTATCGAGTTCAGGAATCATCGCTTCTTGATTGATCCGTTCGATGATATGCATAGCGATATCGTCGTAAAGAAGTCGGCGCAGGTGGGGTTTAGCGTGCTAGCGATCCTCAAGTCTTTTTGGTTGGCGAAATATAAAAACCTGAATACAATCTATGTGCTTCCAACCCAGGATATTGTGAAGAGCTTTGTGAATCCTAAGATTGATCCGTTGATTGCCTCCAATGACGCTATCCAGAAGTTCGTTAGCAAGGACTCAGTAACACTCAAGCAGATCGGTGACAGGTTCATCCATTACAAGGGGTCTGCTAGCCAGAGAGAAGCTATTAGCACCTCGGCTGATCTGTTGGCGATTGATGAGTATGACCGGTGTATGGATATGAATGTGCTGAATACCTACGACTCACGCCTGCAGGCCTCTGAGTATGCCTGGCGCTGGCGCTTCTCTAACCCGAGTGCGGTGGGGTTTGGGGTTGATTCACTGTTCCAAGACTCGGATCAGCGGCATTGGTTCGTGAAGTGTCACCACTGTGGACATCGGTGGTTCATGGACTTTGAGAAGGATGAAGCATCGAAGGCCCATTATGTTGATCAGAAGGCTAAGGTGTACGCCTGTGGGAAGTGTCATAAGGCTATAGACGATGCAGACCGCCGTAATGGTGAGTGGATCGCTAGGTTCCCATCGCGTAACAGACATGGCTATTGGTTCAGCCAGATGATGGCACCCTGGGTGACGGCCGAGCGTATCCTTGAGCAAAAGGAGGAGTCGAGCATTGATTTCTTCTACAACTTTGTGCTGGGTAAGGCTTATACCCCAAGTGACATGGTGGTGAACCGCGAGACGATCTTGCGCGCCTGCGCTCCTAGCAGCATCCCTCGCATCAACGTAGCGATTGGGGTGGATCAGAACGTGTCTGAGCAGATTTGGGTGGCTGCAACGGCTCAGGGCGTGTTTGCGCACGGTAAAGCCAAGAGCTGGGAGGAGATCGAGCACCTGAAGCTGATGTATAACGCTGTGGTGGTATGTGACCCAGCGCCTTATTCGACTATGCCAAAGAAGATGGCGGCGAAATATCACGATTGGTACCTCTGTTATTTCAAGCAGATGGATGGTATGGAGATTCTGCAGTGGAAGGATAGCGTGGTATACGCGGATCGCACGCGTTTACTCGATACTGTGGCGACAGAGATTGCTGAGGCCAGGCTGCTGTTCCGTGAGCGGCCGTATGAGCTGGAGGACTACATTAAAGATTGGCAAAATATTTACCGGACGACTGTCGAGAAAGAGGACGGGCGTGTTAAAAGTGAGTGGTTAAAGAAGGAGGGACAGCTGAGTGATTTTAGTTTTGCAACGGCATATTGCCGTATAGGGCTGAGTCGTGTTTTGGGCGGCGTATCAACATTCATCGAGCCGCAGTTCGATGGGAGTAGTGCGCCGATAACAGACACGGTTACAGAGGACGGGAGATATCAAACAACACTAGATAAGGCCGTGGAGGACACCTTTGAAAGGATGGATTATGGAGCGTGATCTACGGTATAGGATATTGGTTAACTTGGTACGGACTGACCGGCCGAGGTATTGGACGTGGCACTGCCCACACTGCCAGTTCCCCGTAACTGAGCTGGTGAATGATGAAGTGCAGTCGATGACGGATTTCTTTGACATGCGTAATACTGATAAGCGGCTGGTTGGTCATCGGTGTGGTGGGCGTAGTCCTACGGGGATTGGGCGGTGTGACTTTTGGTATTACTTTAACTTGAGTGATAAGCCGCCAAAGGGCGTAGTTTGATATTTCCGGTGTTTTGCTATAGCATAGTATCGTAATGAAGCGTATAATAAAAATAATGCCGGCGGTTCAACTGTACTGGCTATGCGAGTTCTGTGGTAAGCCGAATCCGTGGCCACAGAAGAGGGCACGGAAGTATTGCAATAAAAGTTGTCAGGATAAGGCGTATTATGCGAGAAAAAACTTGGCGTGACTTTGTCGATATGAGCAAGCCAGACGATAAACTGGCGGTGTATATTGACGATGCTATCGCAGATGGCTGGCCGCAAATTGGTGGGTCTGATCCAAAATGGGTTGTACTGCACGGTGAGTTGATTACTCGTAATAACAAGTTCGCTGAGCGAGTGGTTGTTGAGGATATTGAGGCATATTATAGGAGGAAGAATGAGCGACTGGAAAAAAGACATCAATAAAATACTTGCTCCCTATCTATTGCCTGAGAGGAGAGTCTACGTAGTCCCCTACGATGTGTGGCAAACGGTGGCTGGTATATATGCAGAAAGCAATCCCTCGCCAACTGGGATGGAAAAAAGTCATCCAGCCTTCACTGCGATGAGACACCCCACCAATAATTATCCAGTAGTTGAGTATGCGCCGTATATCTTCATGGAATTGGGGGTTTAGAATGGCAAAAGCTAAACTATCATACTATCAGCGCGCAATGATTCATGATGATTTAGATAAGATGGTTGACTGGGCGGTCGATGCATGTAATGGCAACATCGTCGGGAAGGCACATATAATTCCTCAGATTCAGATCGGTGACTGCATCTTTAGATTCACCATTGAGCCAGTATCCTTTGGCGAGAGGACGACGAAGATTTATGAGAAGAAGCTGGGGTTGAAGAATAATGGCAAGTGATTTAGATAAACTGCTGGCTCACGCATTCCGGCCAGCCGTAAGTTGTTTTATTGCTGAAAAAGTATCTCAAGAAGAGGGAGATTTGCTCTTTACAGATGCAAAGAGAGATATCAAGGCGTTATTTATGAAACTAATAGGTGAGACAAATTCGTTTGAGTCTGCAAATACGGGCAGAGTCTGGATAGACCCAGATGATTTAGAAAAAAGGGTTCATAAACTATGAGTGATTTAGATGAGAAGCTAGAAGCAGCTCTCCGGCAGCCAGGAATGGTATGGATGGATACTTATGATCCGATGATCGAAAAAATGATCATCGCTATTAAACAAGCCTTTAAAGATGCTGGGTGGCTACAAATCACAAAGGCTTACCCGGTGAATGATAACGACATTCTACTATTGACCGGGCAAGAATGGCATGACCGCTTCAGGAAGATTGTTACTCATGATTCGCGTCTAACTGATCTAGACGATTCTGAGCCAAGATATGTTGATCTTATAAACTCGGTCATGCGTTACATGGATGACGCCGCAAAGCGTGCGAGTGGGGTTGAGTGATGAACAAGTGTCGATACTGCCACGGAGATTACGCGAACCCGTTCAAGATGGTCTATTCACCTCTCTGGTTCGCTTGGCGACCAGTGAAGACGGATCAAGGTGTCGCATTTCTTAAGAGAGTCCACAAGAGTACGGCGGTAGGTCTGGGCGGAAATCTTGTGAGCACGTATCCTGTATTCTGGAGCGAATATCATGAGTGCGAGGCCGAGTCGTGACTAGCGAAGAACTAAATGAACAAATCAAAGCCCTAAGATTCGGCGAGTTTCACATAAGTGAACACGGCATTGCTTGTTGGTCTATTCCAGATGCGGACATTCCGAAAGTCAAGCAACTCATATCCGATGTAGTAGAAGAGCTGTTGCCCGACGAGTGTCCTCATTATCATGAGGATGGTAGCAAATGCGACCTCTGTATAGGCAAAATCGGCTGGGATATAGTTCTCGACACCATCCGTACTAATAAAGCTAAGCTGGGGCTATGATGAAACACTGTGCTCGTTGCAATCGACTCAAGCCATTGGACGAATTCCCTTTGAGCCGCGGGAAGCCACGCTCTTACTGCCGCGTATGTTGGCGTGTATATAGGAAAGCTGCGAATGCGCTTTACAGAGCGAGGCACCCTGAATCGAACCTAAGGCTGTTGAATAACCGGCTATTCGGTAGGGGGCAAAGAGAGCTTGTGATCAAACGCGACGGTGAGAGGTGCGTGATGTGCGGGATGACTCGCGCCGAGCATCGCAGCAGACACAATAGAGATATCACTGTCGATCATATCGATGGCAACGGCATCGGTAAGCCCGTCAGCCAGAAGAACAACGATTTGAGCAATCTCCAGACCCTCTGTCTCCCATGTCATCTTAGAAAAGACAACAAGATGCGGCGAGATGCTAGGCTGGCCTGCAAGCACGGGCACCCTTATACGGAAGCGAGCGTCTACCTATACAAGGGGTCAAAGATATGCAGAGAGTGTAATAGATTGCGTGTCGCGAAATTTAAAGAATGCCGCCCTATGCCGCTATTGGGGGAGTTATGACCCAAGCTGAGAAAAGAGCCGTCTTAACCCTTGACTTATGGCCAGAGTATCTAGAGTTTGTAGCCACAGAGAATCGGAAGATCAGGCGGCGTAATGATAAGGCTTGGGCTGAGAGTAAAGAGTATAGCGATAGCTACACTAAGCGGGTGGAAAAAGAGAATGTTGAGATCGAACGCCGCAATGAAGAGAATCGCAGGCGGTTTGAGGAGAAGACCAGAGCTTGGGACGCCCAACCCTTGCATAAAAGGATGCTTGGTGATGAGCGCCCTTGGATCGGACCACACCGCATACCTACCCGTTCGGCTATCGGCTGGGTATTCCCCATGCTTGAACCAGAAAAGGAACCGTCAATAGAGGAGTTTTTGACATGGCAGACAAAACGCAAGCTGAGAAACTAGAAACACTAGTGCGCGAGGCTACAGAAAAGGGCTGCAATAAAGCTGGCTCATTGAGCATGGACGGCTGGCTGGTCGCGATACGTGACTACCCAAACGATGTTGATTGGAATGCCCTGATCTTCAACCACGACTTTGCCCGTGCTTTGTTTGGGAACTTTCCGACCTATGTTCACGATGGCTACATGCGATTCGATAAAGGCGAAGAAGTACAGAGTTGGCTAGGTAGATCGAGTAAAGCGTTGAAGGATGAGGAGTTCACTACGGGGGCCTTGAGTTACTCAAGCTGGCAGTACCATGTCATGCAAGCCCTAATAGCCGATGATCCGATTGGGTATATGTATGAGGCGGTGTTTGGTGGGGGTCACTAGCTTTCTCTCCAGAGGCGGATATACAAAAGCCTAGCTAAAATAGAACAAAAATAGTACAATTAGGGCAACAGCGGATATTCCCCATAGATTAATTTCTAATGGGGAATTTTCTTGTCTAGCCCATACTCGAATACTCAGAACGCATACGAACCGCTGTTTAGCGAGACGTATTTGCCTGATGAAGAATATGAGCTGTTTAATTTGTCGATGCCGGATGACCGGTTGCAGAAGATGTTGATTGATTCGCTGGACTTGAATGTCCAATATTGGAATCAGAAGCCTTGGAACTTGCAGCAAGTCGATAAAGAGAACGTCAACTTCTTGCTGGGTGATCAACTGGAGGATATTAAGTTCCTGCAGGATGATGCGAAGTACAAGGACAACCGATTGTTTGCCTCGATCCGGGCGATTTTGAGCTATGCGACGGGTCAATTGGCTGTGCCGGAGCTGACACCGAGCCGGGGGGATGAGATTTATTTGAAGGGCGCGCGGGATTTGCAGAGTGCGTTATATCAACACTCAGCAGACGAGAAGGTAGAGGCCAAGACGCGGGCGGCGGTGTTGAATCTGATCACTCGTAAGCGGGGGTATCTGAAAATGCGCTGGGATCCGAACGCGGGAATGTATGGGGATGTTGTGACTGAGGTGTGCAACCCTGAGGACATTATTGTCGACCGTTATGCGCCGTATTTGGGCAATCCGAATGTGATTTATCACCGTGTGCGCTGTTCGATTGATGAGTTGATCGCTCGGTTCCCCAAGAAAGCTAACGATATTCGGGTCGCTTACTCGATCAAACAGGGTCGCTACACGCAAATGGCGCGGTTTGTGACGTACTTTGAGGCCTGGTTCACCTATATGGAGAAGAATGTGCCGAAAGAGGGCGTGGCGTGGTTCGTACCGGAGTATAAACTGATCCTTGATAAGATGCCCAACCCGAACTGGGTGTACACGGGTGATGACAAGAAGGACAAGATGACGAATGTGCTGCAGCGGCCACCAAAGCCGTTTGTGGCCTTTAACTACATCAACTTGGGGCATTCGTACATTGACGAGACGTGTCTGTTCGAGCAAGCCCGGCCGCTGCAAGAGATGCTGAACCGGCGCGGGCGGCAGATCTGGGAAAATGCGGACTATGTGAATGGACGGTGGGTGGCTAGCAAAGACTCGTTTTCGACTGAAGATGCCTACAAGATTGTTAATAAAGGCGCGAAGACGATCGCCATGGCTAAGGGGTCAGACGTGAGTAAGGCGCTGGTCAATGTTAACTCACCTGAGCTGCCAGCATATGTCTACAACACTCTGCTGGACACCCGCAATGAGATTGATGTCATGATGGGCACGCCGTCGCAGTTCCGGGGTGCGTCGCCCGACAAGCAGGATACTTTGGGTCGTGACATGATGGTCAAACAGCAAGCCGGGATGCTACAAGACGACCTAGTAAAGTGCGTGTCGACCAGCATGGAGGAGTATTACAAGATCAAACTCCAGATGATGCGGGTGTATTACACCGATGACTATTGGTTCCAGTGTAAGGGTGCGGATGGTAAGTATGAATTTATCATGATCAATGGGGATAATATTGACTCGAACGTGAAGGTCGGGGTACAGGTTGACTCGACACTGCCTCTGGATAAGCAACAGATCCGGGCGACTGCGTTGCAACTATGGCAAGCTGGGCAGTCCATTGACTACCGTACGCTAATGGATGATCTGGGTCTGCCCAATCCTGACATGCGGGCTGAGCGCTACATGAAGAGCAAGCTCGATCCGGCGGCCTACACCAAGTCTATCGAACTGTCACAGATTAACACTGAGGCAGAGGCTGACATCAAGTTGCTGACCCAGAATAAGGTGCCTGAAGAGCGCGATGAGTATAGTGCGGATTACCTGAACTACTTTAACAAGTATATAGCGTCGAACCGCTTTGCCAAGTTGCAGGGCGAGGACGCCGAAGCGGCGCAACGTATTACGGCCTTCCTGATGACAGTCCAGCACGTCGCCAACGACAGCGCTAACCTACAAGAATTAATCCTGGACGACGCGGGCATGATCCCGATGCCATCACCGCAACCTGTGCCTCCGGGTGCGCCTGGAGATATGGGCAGTCAGCCACAGCCCGGCGGATTACCACCTGTGCCCGGTAGTCCCGTAGGCGCCCCACCAGTTCAATCAAGCCCACCAGTACCAACGCAATAAAAGGAGAGAATATGGCAGACAACAATCAGTCACAAAAAACCGAACTTAAGGGTCACGTGCTGACCGCTGACGAGCTAAATGAATGGGGCAATGGTGTGCAGATCATTGAGCCGGGTCTCAAGGGTGAGGATGGCGGCGAACTGCGACCGGCTACCGTCGAAGAGGCAGAGGATGATCCCAAAGAACCAGCCGAACCTGTTGAAGAATACGACGAGCCCGAGCCAGTTGTGACAGCCGAAGACCCAGGCGAATACCAACCGCAGGACTACTCGTTCGAAGTAACTGTGTACGACGACGAGGACAAGAACGGCAAATCGGTCAAGATCAAATCGGTCGATGACTGGGATGAGCTGCTGGACAAGGACGCTAACTTTGGCACGTCATCTGCATTATTGAAAGCTCAGAGACTGGCTACCAAGATGGAGTCGAACCAGGAGCGCGATAGGGCTGCCTGGGAAGAGAAAAAAAAGACTTATGACGCACAGGTCGGTACTCAGGCTGAGCGCGAAGAGGCGACGAACCGGATTGCGGCTGAGATTAACTATCTGGTTGCTAAAGGTAAGTTGCCCAAAGTTTCTGCTGAGCTAGCCAACGCTGACTGGCGTGACCATGAAGTGGCCAAGCAACCTGGCGTCAAAGAACAGATCGAGCTGATCGATTACATGACAAAGGAGAATGCTGCACGCAAGAAGGCTGGCATCCAACCGCTAACGTCGGCCATTGATGCGTACAACGGATTGATGCTCGAACAGCGCGAGAAGAAGGCTAACGATGTCAAGACACAGGCTGCTGAGGCACGCAAAACAGCTGGTGCACGAGTGGCGGGGACATCTCCGGCGCCGATTAGTAACGCACCGAAGGGCATTGCGGTCGGACGTGGTGGCAGTCTGCGTGACATGAACTCGGGCTGGGGGTTCTAGGCTGTTCTATATTTGTTCTTGACTTGCCATCGGAACTATCAGATAATGTAGCTAACGGCATTCCCTAACTAACCAGTTAGGGAATTTTCTTAGGCAGACTTTCCCTGGCGCTATACAGGAGAAAGTATGTCGCAAACAGCACAAAACGACAGAGTGAACAACATCACTCTCGAAGATATCAATGCGAAAGTTGTTGACACCGTCAACCGCTCGAGCGAAATCATGAAGCGCGTTGTCAGTCGCCCAGAGCGCTGGAATGGCCGTAGCTATCAGAGTCCGATCTTTGTTAACAATTCGAGCCTTGGGCAGAGCTTTAAGGGTGTTGAGACATTTGATACTTCTATCGACATGAACACGGTCAACATGACCTGGTACCCAACTGGCTACGCACAGCCGGTCGGTATCTCGGTTGTCGAGCGCTCAATCAACGCAACCCCAGCGGGTGTGATTGATCTGTACAAGGTGTCTTACCAATACGCGCAGAACTCGATGGTCACTGCACTTGCCAATATCTTTTACGGTGTGGGGAGTGGCAATGACTTTGACGGCTTGGCCTTGATCGTCGATGACGGAACAAGCACTTCGAGCTATGGCGGATTGACCCGTGCTACTTACCCAACGATCAACGGATTCCTGGTGAGCGCCTCTGGTGGTGTCCTCGACCTCGCAACTATGGCTTCGGCTGACGATGGTGCAACCATCTCGGGCGACATGAGTGAAACGCCGAATGTCATCCTAACTAACCAAACTGTCTGGAGCTTATACGACAGCTTGCTCGAGCCTACCGTCCGTTCGACCTTCTCAGGTCTGGGTGGTGAGTTCATCGATGGCTCAACAGCTGTCAAACAGGCTCCAAGCGCCGGTGATGGCTTCAGCTTGAACGCTGGTGCAACCTCTACTCGTTTCCGCGCAAAACCGCTTGTCCGCGACCAGAAGAGCCCGACGGGTAAAATGTGGTTCCTGAACGAAGACTGGTTCCACTTCCGCAGCCTGCCGTTGGTTGGTCTGAACATTGTTGCAACAACTGAGAGCGTTACGGCTGGTGCCTATGATAACTACAAAGTCAGCGCCTTCCAGTTCCGCGAGTTCATGAGTCCTGTCAACGCGCTGAGCGAGGTCGGCATCTTTGTGATGTATGGCAACTTCTACTGCGAGAACCCTAACCGTAACGCTCTGATTAGCGGCATCACCACGACTTAAATAGAAAGGAATATGGAGGAACAATTATGTTAGCGGGAAGAATGCAGATCTTTGACCAAGATGCACGCACAGTATCAAGTTCTCAGGGTGCAGCTGCTTTGGGGCAAGTAGCAGACACCGACGATGGTCGTCGGTTCCGATATGGTAAGGCTGGTGCAGTTGCCCTTGCCCCCGGTAAGATGAACGACGGCGCCCTAGTTGTCGCCAACCACGTCAACTTAGTAACTGCCGCCGCAGCGGCTGTCGGCGACACGACCGTCACGATCACCTTGGCCGGTACGGCTGCTACCCTGGACCAGTACGCCGGCGGGATGCTGTGGTGTAACGCCACATCAACCGGCCTTGGTATTGGCTACTTGGTCAAAGGGAACCCAGCCCAGACCAGCACGACTGGAAACCTGACATTGACGCTGGTCGAACCGATCCAGGTAGCAATTACAACTTCTACTAAGACAAGTTTGTTCCCAGCGCTTTATAGTGGCGCAACGCTTACTCCATCTGCTGCCACGGCTGGTGGTCCCCCGATCGGTGTCTTTACCGGGTCAAGCCTGCCAATTGCCAACTACGGTTGGTTCCAAGTTGGTGGTCCGTGCCCGCTGCTGTGTGACGCAACCGTCTACACACTGGGCGAGGAAGTATCACAAGCCGCCTCTGGTGTCGCCGGTTCTGGCTCGTTGAAAGTTGCGACCTTGCCGACTTATGGTGTTGCCATGCAGTTGGGCGTGTCTGGTCAGTACCAGTTGGTGAATTTGACGCTAAATTAAGGAGGACCAAATGAGCAAACACGTTAAAGTAAGGGTCGATCCAGTGGAAGAGAAATCTGCTGCCCCGGTTGCCCACGAGAAGCCAGTTGTGCGAGAAACAGACCCTGAGACAGAATACGTACACACACCTGGCACAGTTCACATCAACGCCTACTACGGTGCTGTTGCGGAAGCAAAGTTGAAAGTGCAACAGGCTCAGAGTGAGCTGGATGCTGCTGAGCGGGCGCTGGAAGACAAAAAGCAAAGTAGTAGGGCGTAGTCATGGCTAACTTGTACATTGAAAACTATGTCCCAGCAGTTAAAGAAGCGGGTGGCTTAAAGACTAAATTGCCGATGACACTTTCTGGTACATCGGCAACGCTCGCAGTCGGTGGGACATTGGCTGTAACAGGTGTGGCGACGTTTACTGCGGCTCCAGTCTTTACGGCGGGGATCCCTACAGGCTCGTTTCTGCGTACCATCACTGACAGCGCCTTGGTTGGCGCCACAGTAGCGCTCACTGCTGCCCAGTCTGGTCAGGTGTTCAACAATCGATCAACCAGCGGTAGCCCATCATGGACGCTGCCAACGGCGGCTAATGGCCTGTGGTACACCTTCACGGTATCGGATGTCACCACTGGTTTCACGGTTACAGGTGGAACAATCAAAGCCAAGACTTCTGCCACAGGAACGGCCATCAGCGGCACGACCTTGACCAATACTCAAGGAACAGCTGTTGTCGGAGACACCATCACCCTAGTATGTGATGGTACGGTTTGGCGCATGGTTGCTCAATCTGGCATCTTTGCCGCAAGCTAGTAACATACTGCTACATCGAATAGGCACCTAGCAATAGGTGTTCTATTTTTGTTCTGTTTATGCTATACTCCTCACATATGGACGTGGTAGATCTTGTAAAAAAGCGGGACGAAACTGAAGCTAGATTTAATGCTCTGCAGAAGCAGAAGACCGATATTGAGACCGAGCTGAGCCGACTACAAGGCGAGTACCGAGTATATAATGGGCTGATCGAGGAGGCAGAGATCGCCAAACAGCCTGATCCAGCCTCTGTTATAGATGCTGAGAAATCATTAAACCAAGAGAGCGAGGATAGGGATGGATCAAAGTAACAAGGCGGCTGGTCCTGGAGCAATTGTTGAGAATACCGCCGAGCCTGGCTCGACTCTGGATGGTGCGAGCGAGTACGAGTATGTGACAATCTTTAATCCACTAAGTGTTGATTTTGTCGGGCAGGTTGGGCAAAGCAAGCCTGTCAATGTACCATTCCAGATTCGACGGGATCAACATACAGCTGTTGTGAGCACAAGCGAAGCCGCTGTGCAGCAAAATTATGGTCTGTCACTCAAGAACAAGGACCATGCAGCCAAGATGCCAATTGTCAACCGCATCGTGATTCCCAGTGGCCAGATGCGGAATATCCTCGGCAATGAGGCACAGGTGATTGTGCGGCAATTAGTGAACGAGATACTGCAACGTGAAGGTAACAAACTACATTTAGCTGATCCACATCAACGGCGATTGGTTGAAGCACGGGTAATTCGGACACGTAAAAGTGTCGAAGAGATACTGGGAACAGCTCCGCAGGCAATAAGCGACCAATTGCAGGGGGCTATTGATAAATCAAATGAGCAGCAGGATGAGCAAGAGTTCCCTGATCTGGATAACACAGCTAAGGACCCTACGAATGGCGAACAGTCAACCAGACGTCGCAGCCAGCAGCCAAAAATCGCAGCTTCTTCGTGATATAGCAATATTGCAACAGAAGAAAGCCTCGCTCCAACGCGAATTATCGACTATGCGGCGAGAAGCTGAGGCTGAACGGGAAGATATCGCCAAGCGATGGTCTGAGATACATAGGTATGAGAGTTCTATTATGGAACGTGAGAGGAGAGTGTCACATAACGAGGATCTGGATGGCCATGCATCTTTATTAAATCTTTAGGATCAGGTATAATATAGGCAAGCGGCCTTCCCCGGATAATTCTGGGGATATTTTTATGGCAATTTCTAAAAACTTGGGTGATCGAGAGTTCAAGAAATTCTTGGAGTCGACTGGTACGTCTGGTCAGGTAGGTATTGTGGTCATCAACCCTGATGGCAGTAATGTCGGCGCCTCGATCAGCACCGTCGGTTCAATCACCACCTCTGTAACCCCAGGTACGGGAGCATCTAATCTGGGTAAGGCCGAGGATGCGGCACATGTCTCTGGTGATGTGGGCGTAATGGCCTTGACAGTGCGCTCTGATACAGCCGCTGCAACCGCGGGTACGACTGGTGATTACCAGCCGCAGATTACTGATAATCTCGGCTTGACATGGATGCGTGAATACTACGCACCAGTAGCTGAGGATAACATAGTCGGAGTATATAAGGTTGAACAGCGTTTTAGCTATCTCAATATCGTCGCAGGCCAGGCAACGACCACTGTCAAATCGGGGGCAGGGTTCTTGCATTCGATTACTCTCAATTCGGCAGCGACAGCGACCAATGTAACAACAGTCTACGACAGCACCACTGGCTCAGGTACGGTTATTGCTATCCCAGCCGCGACTACTGCCACGGTTCCCACTACTCTGACCTACGATGTTTCATTTGCCACCGGCCTCACGATTGTTACCGCCACAGCCAACGGCTCTAACATGACCGTGTCTTATAGGTAGATCATGGCGCGAGTTGCAGCAAGCGGCAGGGTAGTAAGTACCCGTACTAATAGCCTTTTATACAACGGCGGTTTTGAGGTGGCGCCTAGTTTTACAGCCGCCACTAATACTGCTCTACGATGGATAGACGGCACAGCTGGCGGTTCGTCAGCAGCTCGTGGATTGGGGTGGGCTATACCGTCAGGGGGCATAACTGCTTCTGCGAATACACAGTTCGACACCAGCTTTAGCCGTAGTGGCACCACCTCTATGAAGCTAAGCACCCTCAACTCGAGTGGTGCTATTAGTGTAGGCTCGTTTAAGAATGTTGCGGCTGCTGAGCTCTTTATATTGGCGCCCAATACCTCTTATACCTTGGTCGGATATATACGCACTAACAATGTGGTCACCAACGGAACGTTTATAGATGCACGAGAATATAGCGCAAGCGCCTCGACGCTCGTGACTAACTCAAGCACCAAACTATCAGGAACGGATACTAGCTTTCGCCAGGTAACTGTTACTTTCACCACGAATGCTTCGACACGTTTTGGTGGTATTCTCCTTAGGCTAAATGTAACTGGAAATACTGCCGACGCTTGGTTTGACGATGTTACCTTGATGCCTGCCAGTATCGGACGTGTGCAGGCGAGCGGAAGGTTAGCGGCATGAGTCTTTTAATTGAACAATATATACCAGTCGTAAAGCAAGTTGGTCTGAATACCAACAAGGATGCTGTATTCGGTGGCAACGTCACATTGAATGGACATATTACCGCACCTAATCTTGCAAAAACCGCCATAGTCGTGGCCTCCACAAATGCCGATTATATAACTACGGGTGTCAATGATGAAGTAAAGATCAATCAGGCCATTAATGCTGCGATCGCCTCAGGGATAAACCACGTTGTGCTTGGTCCACAATCGTTCAATGTTGATAGCGGTCCGATTCAGGTAAAGAGCGGCGTTTGGCTACAAGGACAAGGTATTGCAAAGACTATCCTAAAGGGCGGTGCCGGATTGGGCACAAACGCGGTTATTAATTATGCCGGCGCTGATTCATCGCACCCAATTATGGATTGTCATATATCGGATTTGGAGATTGATGGCTCGAGCATGCCCACTAGTCCTGTCTCGACCTTCCGCAAAGGTATTAATATTATTTACTCGAAGCGGTTGCGGCTGGAGAATCTGTATGTCCACAACACCCCTGCTACCGGCATTGGTCCTGATTATGTTGTAGACGGTCTGGTTAGTAACTGTGTGGTTGAATCATGTGGGACAGCCGGGCAGAATCCAGGCTATAACGGGTTTGGGTTTGGAGTTGGGGCATATGCTGACGAGAATGTTTTGGTCGCTAATTGTCACGCTATTAACAATCTAAATAATGGTTTCTTGCTTGAATATGTAGCGGGCGGTTTTAATCCCCGTCACTATGCCTATGTTAACTGTTTTTCCCACGGAAACAATCGTGGTTTTAGATCGTCTGGGGCCTCAAATGTATCCTACACGAACTGTCATGCCTATGAGAATACGTTGAACGGGTTCTATATGCAGCTATTCGGTGCCGCGAACTCGATCCCTGAGAACGTAAAGATTATCGGGTGCGAGGCCTATGCCAATGGGGCCGACGGCATTGAGTTCCGCGAGCAAGAGGAAGGCATGATCAATGCGATCGTGCAAGGCTGCCATGTATATGGGAATACCACACTAGGTATCCATATGGGATGCAACTTTGCGAGTGTGATGAATAACGTTTGTTGGAACAATGGGCAGACGGGTATCTACTACAACGGTAACTCAAATGTTGCCCGTACAGTTGTGCAGATAAAGAATAACATTGTCTATAACAACGGGACTTCTAGTACAGCATCTTTGAACGACGGTATACGAGTGCGAGCGACATCTGGTACCGTGTCGGATGTGCAAATCATGGGTAATCGATGCTTTGATAACCAAAATACGCCGACACAGAACTATGGCGTTGCACTTAAGGACGCGCTACTTGAAGTGCTGGTGAAAGACAATGACTTGCGTGGCAACAAGACCGACGCCATCTTGCTGTCGCTGACCGGTGCCCAGACAAATATTGTTACCAAGAATAACAAGGGGTGGAACCCCGAGCAGATATACGCCCAAGGAAATGTGACTGGGGCGACAACCTTCAACAGATTAAATGGGGATTATATTACCGCAACATTGACGGGCAACATTACAACAACAATCACAAATGGCAAGAATGCTGGCGACGTACTTACGCTTGAATTAACTCAGGATGGCACCGGCAGTCGCACAATTAGCAAACCCGCTAATGTGAAGTTGGTCGGAGGCGCCTTCTCGCCATCAGCCGGTGCTGGGGCAACTGATGTGTGGCAGCTTAGGTGGGACGGGACGAACTGGGCTGAGGTGTGTAGGTCTTTGAACATTAGCTAGGTAGACATATTTTTGGTATAATAAACCCAACAGCGGAATTCCCCTATTACAGGGGAATTTTTGATGTCTACAAATGTGCCGGTTACAGTATGGCAGCCAAATAATGGCGACGGGGAGTTATCGAACTCAACGCCATACAGTATTGTCGATCCGTCGGGCAACCAATTAGTGGATACAGTCGCCAATGTGATTATCGATACTGGTGTATTGTTCACTGGCAAGCCTACCACGGTATGGAGCGAAGACGATGGCCGATAAAGTAATCGGTGATTACACCGCCGCGGTCAGTATTGACGGGTCGACTCATTATTTGCTCATTCAACCTGGCGGGAGCTCGACAGCTTATAACAGAATCAATCGTAATGTATTTTTGGGTATTGCAGGATCACCGGTTGGTACCTCGGATTCACAGGTTATCATGAATAAGACAATTGGTAATACCAATACATTCACCTCCAAGGATAGCTTATTCACTTTGCAGGATGACAGCGACACGACAAAACAGGCTCAGTTTCAACTGTCAGGTATTA